GGACTAATGATGTCATTGTCAAGGTCAACATTATTCATTCTTGCCCATACGGCTTTCACCTTACGGCTTTCTTTGTCAACATCTTCAACCCCGTTCATTATATCCTTAACGCTATATTGCTTCATTCAATAACATTTGTAATTGCAAAAATAAACTATTATTCCATAAACTCCACAGGGTACCGGCAGGCCCCCTTAAGTTGCCTTGTATTGATACGGGCATATCGTTCTCATCCCTTACAACTTCAAAACCAACGGTGCAGCGACAATTGCACACATTCCCTGCACTTGCCCGGCTATCACCTGGATATTCCATCTGTTCTACACTTCCCATTCCGGGAACTGTGAAAGGTTCATCTACTGCCACACGCTTACCGTCCATGTGCAAATGGTCAAACTTATCTCTTGGTATGCGCCTTGTCCTATCGTCCGTTATCGCAATCCATTCCTTTTCAGTTTGCAGTCCAGTAGATACGGCACCAAGTAATGCTCCTTGATTTGCGGCCCTTGTTGTTTCAGTACGGGCAATCAGTTCTGCACGATAAGCATTGATACCTGACTTTTCGAGTTCGGTCATCATTTGTGTAATGCTCCACCCTTCCTGCATACCCTTAATCAATACCTTTCGGATAGTTTCTTTTGTGGTAGATGTGATGCCTTCGGTCAGCATAGTTAAACCCTGATCTAAAAATAACTTAATTACTATCGCCCATCTCTGTTGCGGTGTAAGGTTATCCTTTATCCCTGCTTTGCGCCTAATCTTGTCATAGTTGTATTTAGCCATTGTCATACCTGCCCCCTGATGCAGTTGGCTTATAATACGCTTCAGTCCGCTTTGGTCGGGTTCTTCGCCTTTGAGTATGGCTCTGCTTTGCTTATCAAGTTCCTTCTTGATTAGCACCCTGTATTTCTTACGGTAATTGTTATAAAGTTGGCGGTACATCGGGCAGATTAGTGAAATCATCCATTGGCATCAAACCTTGCGGAATATACAACTTTTGATAATCTTCAAGCGGCACATTCGGATCGGGTGCGATACCCATTACCTTTAGTTTCTGCTCCGGTGTGAGCCACCATGATGTGTTTAGCCATTGCGCCTGTGCTTCCCTGTTGGCTTCAAGTTCCTGATAAACGGTTAAATCGAAGTCCACGAATATATCGGTATTCTTATACCCCCAATCCGTTTTCATCTTGCGATTAAGGTTATCACGGATGGCAATTAATTCAGGAAGTACTGCCCGTAAAGTAAGCGACTTTTCCGCCTCTCTCATGTTGTTATAAGTTGCCGCATCCTGCGAACCTAATAGTACGGGTGGCACACCATAGATTGAGCATAACGCTTCCTTATCCCATTTCTCTGCTTCGATTAGTTGCAGGTCTTTTGCAGGTAATCCTATCTGTGTCCATCCTACTTTGTACCCACTCACGGCTGCACTACCATGCTTGCCGGCACCGGATGCCATTGATATTTGCGTTTTAAGTGCCTGTGCCTGTGCGCCGCCGCTTAATGGGTCGAAGCGCATATCATCCATGTATAACACCCCCTGCGGCCCCATGTTATCGAACATGGCTACACTTGCCGTCTTTGAACTATTGGAACGGGTCAACACCTTACTTGCCGCCCGTAAAGGGGATAAGCCATACAACTGCCCTCCAGTTGCTGACCATTCAGGGTTGAAATATTTATCATGTAGGATTTCCTCTGTTGTGAACGGAATGTACTGACCGTAATACAACTGATAGGCAACCTTAACGGGTGGGAACTGCTCAATATCAACCTTAACTGCCATGTATTGTGCAGGTAGTACATACAACTCCATTGGCTTGCCCTTGTTCACGGAAGCATCCCCCACCATTTTCGCATAGATGAAGGAATTACCGGTAATCTTCTTAAACCCTACCCATTGCTCAATGAGATCGCTCCATGTATCTTCACTATTTGGATATTTCAACAACTCATTCAGCCGGGCATCGCCTTCGTATAGTTCAAATGCCTGTTCTTTCAGTTCCTTTAATTCTTTAAGGTCAATGGTAATGGGTGAGTTTAGTTTCGCCTGATACTGCTTTGCCTTCGCCTTATCCTTCACCTTGTAAACTCCCCACGGTGCTACTTTCGCCTTTTGGGTAATCAGTTGAATAATGGCATATACCAAGTCATTGCCGATATAACTATCCCTTACTATTTCTGCCTGATTCTGCCCATCCCAAGTTATCAAACCCCTTTCGATTGAAACTTGAACAGGTGATTTAACGGGTGCTGCTTTTCGGCGGAGAAAATCGAATAAACCCATAATGTTTTATTTGTTATGGCAAAATTACGATTAATTCGCCTACCATACTGCCACCTGAAATGCCGGCTTGTGCAAGTGGGTGAAGATGGCATAACGCATCGCATCTAACCCATCATCGTTCTCCTTCACAGGTTCATCAATGACATTGTCATTCTTATCCTTTTTCCACTTGTAGGATTGCAACTCCCGAATGATGTTTTTACTGTTGGCAGTAACGTACAATGGGTATGATTTGACTTTTAGTATTCCCGGCCATACCTCCTTATTAGCCGCCTGTGCATTGATTCCACCCCTGTAAAGTTCTTCAATGCTTTTCGGTTCGGCTGCATCGCAGTACACAGGTTTGCGGTCTGATATGTGGTCTTTTACTTCCTTAATTATTTCGGATGGAGTTAACCCCGATTTGTAGATTAGTTCCTGCACATAGTTCGCCCCCTCATTGTGTACCACCTTAACGAGTGCAAGTGGGTGAACGTAACCAAAGTCAAGTCCATAGAACACATCGCCACCCTCGGGGAGTACATCTGTTATCTGCCATTTGGTGTAGATTATTTCCTTTGCGGCACCCCTTTCACCTAATCCATACACTTTCCACATGAAGTCATCAGGTAGGTTTTTATACCCTTCAATGATGTCTATTTGCGTTTGGGATAAGTTTCCTTTGTTGTTTAGGTAGGTAGATTTTATGCGCTTGTTGTTCGGATTGTCCGCAACATCATAAACCCAACTAACGAAGTCGGCAGGGTTCCAATCTAAAAAGATAGTCCCCGTTGTCCGCATCGCTAACTGGTCGAATAAGGTTTTTTTGATTAGGTTCGCCTCATTGACAAACAGTATATCTCTACCCGGCCCCCTTGCTTTCTGTTCATCTTCAAGTCCGAATAATTCGATATAGCTGCCATTGGGGAATTTGTAGATGAAGTCAGTAAAACTGAAATCTTCATCCTTCCAAATGTTCCACTCCTCCATGATTATTTTGAAATCCCTGTATGCTCCCCGTTTGATGTGTGGGAGTGAGTGCGATACTATGCTGATACGCTTGTTGCGTTCCTTTGTTGCTATCTGAATCAGCAACTGAACGATGGAAAATGACTTGCTTGATCTTGATCCACCCTCATTGCAGATAATCGGATAACCTTGTTGGTATGCCTTCTCATTAGCATAGAATACCGTTGTCGCCTTTATCTGCTTAACTTGTTGCGATACCACATTTCTTGAATTTCTCTAAACTTATGAAGTCCTCTTTTGTCTTTTGCATAACGCAGTAAACATTCCAGCCATCCGTAGTATTGCCCATAGCAGGATGCTCACCGAGATCAATAAGAGAGTAATCACCAAAGGCAGCCAACTTCTTATAAAAGTCCGTAGTGTAGTAATTAAATCCATGCCCCGGCCAGTTGCCTGTCTTTGGATTTTCGGAGACAATGAACCCACCGACTTTAACGAGGTTGTGCTTGTTCTTCCAACAGTTGTAAATGGCTTTGATGTCATGCTTGCCGTTTGTACCAACGTGTTCGGAGGTTCCTGCATCCACCAAAAGGTCATACTGTACTCCGAAGTCGTGAAGCAAGGACAGGTCGTATGGTTCACTACCGTTCTCCCCGGATATGTCAAATGCGACATAGTTCTTGTTTGCATAGTAGGTATCTTTAACGTATGGTGCAGGTAGTGTCGGATGGCGGTAATCATTCTGTGCTCCTAAATCCACTACCGTTTGAACTCTATTAATAATGAGATCGATTAGTTCGATTGTCTTGTGTGTATAACCCATGCGATGTTATTGAATTTGTTGAATTTATCTATGTCAAGTCCGCTTTCTTTCATTGCTTGTTGGCATCCAGTTAGGCAGAAATCATCAATGATTAATATACCACCTGGCTCTAACAAAGGTAGTAAGTATTTGAAGCAATCCATGTATGAATGGTAAATATCGCAGTCAAGTCGCAATACCGCAATCTTTTCTTTGAATCTCGGTAAAGTATCGCAAAACCAACCTTTGTGGAAGTTGATGTTATTTAACGGAATATACCTTTCCATTGTCATTCTTACATCTTCCAGCTTGCATACAGTAATACCGGATGAAGTACGCTTATCTCCTCCCGATACCCCCCAACTTTGAGTGAACTCAATATCCCGTTCATCGTACTCAGGAATGCCCTCAAAGGAATCGAATAAATGTACCGGTCTTTTGAACTCCGACATTATGCAGCCATGCGCACCCCAAGCAGTTCCTGCTTCAACAAATACACCTGCAATACCTTGCTCATTGACATACTTACAAGCAGTTTGAGTTAATCGCAGTACCTCAATGTCATTGCAGTAAGCTATGGGCATTATTTCGGATAAGTCCATAACTAATCTTTTACCCCCCAATTAATGAAGAATGGTTCTACTGGCATAAACTCCCGATATGCTAACCCACCATACGGCTGAACCTTTACACCATTTAGATTCATGATAGCAGATAGCAGCGATTGATCGTGCCGGCTGCTTACATAATGTGGATTCTTTGATTCATTATGGTGGAAGCAGTTATTAAACGCTCCCTCAATCCACTTATCAAAGATAGGTTTAGTCGCAGGATGGTCGAAGTCGAACACTATGCAGCAAGCCATAATCTGATACATCTGCTTTACCTGTGTGTAATCACTTAATCCTAACCATGCGATTTGATGGTCAGGCATATACTTATGCAGCGGATGTCCTTCATTGTTCCAGGCAACAATACCATGCTCGGCTGCAAGTTGCCACAACGGATCAGGGTTCTTCATTACCCGAATGGTACTATCGCACCAAATAATCTTACGGTACCCCAATTCGTATGCCTCGGCAATCATTACTGGCTTGAACTGATACGGCATATTTTGATGGCTCCATGATTCGTACTTGCTTGACTTCGGCCATTTTCCTTGCAGTATCTTTCTACCCTGGTATTCATCTACATAGCCATCCACACTACGCAAATGAGTGTCATAGTCGGGAGCATTGCGATTGATTGAACGGATAAGTCCTAACATCGCTTCATTGTAGTTTTCCCTACCTGTGGAGGAAAGGGAGGTGATTACCTTGCCCATATTACATTCTCTAAATTGTTAAGTAATTTTTTATGCAGTCCGAACCCGTTGCAGTACTCTTTAATGAGTTGGAATAGGTCAGCATTGCCATTGTGTTCAATGCAGACCATTTGTGTATGCGATAGGTTAATCTGTTCGAGTATCTCAAAGTCCATACCCTCCGCATCAATGCTGATGAAATCAAATGACTTGTATGGTGAGTTCTTTATGAGTGTCTTGTAAGTCCATACCTCTGTCATTCGTTCCCTGAACTCTGTACCATGCCAACGCTTCATTTCTGATTTCTTAATCGTGGATAGCAGCGATACATCGCCTCTGTTGAGATGTGTTCCCATTTCATGGAAGGTACAAGTGCCATCTGCCGTACCTATTGCCACATTGAACGCTTTAACCTTGTCATTTGGTGGTATGCGATTAAAGGCATCTTCACTCGGCTCTACAAGTACCCCACCCCATCCATTGAGTTGTAAAGCATAGGTATTGGATAGCGTTACCCCATCATTGGCACCGATGTCCAGGAATACTCCCGAGGTGCGGAAGTATTGTTCGATTACATCTTGTTCGTTGTTTTGGGAGTATCTCATTTGCCTTTTAGTTTTTCAATCTCTCTTTCAATATACCATTTCGCTTTTTCCAAATCCTCAATCGGATTGTCAGTCTTGCGCTCTGCTCGTGCGACGTATTTAATCACATTACCGAGTGAGAAGTTCAATCCCCACGCTTCGATAACGTTAATGGCTTCGTATGTGCCGGAGTGGTAGTAGGGATTATACCAATAATCAATTTTATTTTCTGCCATTACTTATTCGTTCTAAATTGATAATGATACAATTCCTTCTGTATCTTCACCTCTGTCTGCAACACCTTTGCATTATGCATCGCAGTAGCGTACAGGTAATCTTCCCCAATCTTAATATCCTGGAATGGAAACTTGACCGCTATCTCCCTGCGTACAGGAACAATATGGTTAGGATAGCGATAATAAGCCCCGTCCTTCGCCTCATATCCGTATTCCTTGCTTATGTACCACTTGCGTTCATCCTTGCCGTTGGTGGTCATTATTCCGTTAAATACGATAACATCGGGATCCTGCTTTGCTGCTTCAAGAATGTCAGCAATGTAGGTGGGTGCAATCATGTCATCATCATCAACGAATACGATGTACTTCCCGGTTGACTTGCCTATAAGGTAGTTTCTTTTGCGGCCTGTACTCATGGCACCATTATCCGATTCTACAATGATTTCCACCTCATCGGTTATCTGAACGGGCAACTTTGCCTTCTGCTGCACTAACTCCTGTAATAGTCGGGTTAGGAAACCCTCACGTCCTTGAATGGTGCAGATAAGAATTGATAGGGTCATACGGTTTCATTTGGGAATCCTGCGGCTGACCGCTTGATATAGGTTTGCTCGTCAATGTGGTAGTAACCCTGTGTATGCCGTAACTGTGCATCAATCGGCTCCCCAGTCCAAGCAGGGTGGTAATGGTCGAAGATGCGCTCCGGAACATACTTATACTTACCGAGTTTCTTCGCGACATCCATTGCCTCATTGTCGCACCACAAAGAAAAGTATTGAGGATGGTAGATGTACCCGAACCGCTCATAGTAAGTCCTACCCATTATGCTCATAGTCGGCAGCAGGTGATTAACCCGGCCATCGGGGAAGTGGATGAACTGGTCAAGGTTATCACCAAAAGCATTGATTATTTTGATGTCATAACCTGGTACAAGGAATCGCATATCGTCCGACATATTCACCACTATATCGCCCTTCCATCCTTCCATTCCCCTGTTGATAGCGTGTACTTTGCTTTTACTTCTGCCATGAGTAAAGTATACGTTCGGATAGCGTTGCAATTCGAGGTAATGGGTAGAGTTCAGCGTTACATCATCATCATCATCAACTGTGATGCCGATAGTGTAATCTGATTTGTGGGAATAAGCGACAATAGTGGCAATAGCAGCAGTCATTTTTGTAGGCCGGCTGCGAGTAGCGAAGTTGTAGTGTATTTTCATGTTTTCGGCTCTGGTCATACAAAGGTGGCAAAAACTTTTGGTAAAGTCCATTTGTAGCCGGCACTTTAGTTTTCCACAACAGGTGCATTGTTTCTCAATCGGCAATGGGTGCGCTATTTGGGTCGGGAATGATTTGGATAATTGTTTGTACCGGTTGCTGAATGTCGGCCTCCACTTTTGTTGGTATCAGTTTCGATGCCAGGCGGTAAAACTCTGTCGGGTTTGTCTTTGCCCATGCAGTCAGGTTATGTTGATCATCTTCCTGCAATAAATCGAAGGCGGCAGCGAAATGCTCTCGGATTGTCTTTGTTACCTTATTTGGTGAACCTTTGGGTCTACCATTCGGGTTGTTAGTATGTCCTTTCTTTGGCACGTTGTTCTTACTTGTTGTTTACAAAGTTACCCATAAGCACCTGAAAAAACCAAATTT